CCAGCTGGAGACGCTGGTATTCTAATACCAGGTGTTGGTGATAATTTAAAACCACCCCAAGGTATTCTTGTTTGGAAAGATTCGTTTAAATCATATAACTCAAATGCGTAATAACCTTTTGTTGGTATACTATTTTCTGTATCATCTGTCGGAACAAGGTCACCAAATTGGGTTAATTTATAATAATCCATATACATTGGTAATGATATCCTAAATATACCAGTACCTTTTTCAGCTTTAAAGGCACCAACTCTAACTCTACTGCCTGGTGTCAATTTATCATCTAATCTATAAACAACAACAGTCATATCATCTAACGGCCAAACTTCACAAGTATCCCTGTTTAAACTTTTGTCAAAACCGTATAATTCAATTTTATTATCCCCAAAAATTTGAAACTTGTGGTTTTCATCTATATAAAATCCAGCTGATGGGCTAGCGGCCCAACCAAAAAATATTGCTGTTGGCGTGTATTTGTAATTGATTTTAAAATCAGATCTTGTTATACCAACATCGTGTTCAACATCATCACCCCAAAAAGGTGAAACATTAACTTGTTTAACCTCATTAAATATATTCGGCATTTCATTGATGTTCGTCTTAACCTCAACATTAAAAGTACCGTCTGATTGGTACACGTAATTTGGTATTGTATTTACATTGGTTGCTTTAACGGACTCAGCTATTGTTTTAATACTTGTATATTGAGTTGTCGCTTCAACAAGATCGTTTGCTGACAATTCAAAACTTTTTGTATCAAAAAGATCAAAATCCATCATGATATTATGGGAACCAACTGGTACACCAAATATCATATAATCACCAGAATCGTTAGTTATTGCTGTATACTTATAATATTTTTCCATTATCTCAACATATTGCGGATAATGAACAAAATCATTTATGTTTGGTAAATTACCAACAGCCCTATGACTAGGGTTTTGGTTTCTTGTTCTCGGTAATAGGTTGTATCTTACACCATTAGGGAACTGATCATTAACTGTTTCAAAGGGGTATAGTTCTGTTATCTCTGGTCTTGTCTTATCATCCGCTGTTATAGGCACAAATATGGAAACTTTTGCGTTTTGCAAACCATAACCATTTGTTGTTTGAACCCTTCCAACAATAACACCAAAATCAGAAGATGTTTTTCTATAAACATCTGAACTGGATATTTTTAAACTTAGAATCTCCAGATTATCAAAATCATCCTCTAAATTTAACTGTATCCTTTCATTTGTTTGGTTATCATTTAAAACTATTCTAATGTTTTTTTCCATGTTTAACTAATTCCTGTTGCGATAACTGGTACCACTTTTATATCAGTATCATTATTTCTAATATTTAACATTTGATACTCATCAACAATTATGTAATTATTAGTGATATCTATTTCTCCAGTTGCTGAATCAATTAATGACTGGCTTGTTGTGTTTGTCGAGTAACCAACACCAGTTTTATTAAACGCTTTAATATAGTTAACATTTAAAACACCATCCACTTGTGTGATTTTTTTGATCATTTCACCAACACTATAACTCTTACCCAATTGTTTTTTACTATCAGCAAATTCATTTTGTATAATTGTTGCTATATTTGATGAAACAGCTATTTGTTGTCCAGCTTCTACTAATACACCAACCTCAAAACCTAAATCAATAATCTCAGCTGGTTTTACAATTACATAATCATTTATCATTCTATATTTTGAAAGATATGCGGCTATGTTCTCCATTAATAAAGATGTCACGGTGTTTGATATATTACCACTGCCGTCATAAGATAAAACACCTATTTCAATTTTATTTTGTTTTTGTGTTATACTTGTTTTTGCTGGGGTACCAAATTTACTTGGCATACTCAATAATAAAACTTTATAATCGTTCAATGTAACCGCTCTATTTTGTGCGGCAAAATTATAACCAATATAATTTCTTAATTCTTCGATTGTTGGTTCATCAGAACCACCGACAGCTGGTGTTGTGTTTGTAACTACGATTGAAGCCAATACAGTTGAATTAATAGCCGTATCTGGGCCATTAATGGACGACAAGAGTTTATTAATTGTTGTCATGGTATTAGGACCAGCATTTGTTGCAACGCCACCACCAATTCTATATTTTACAAATATTGTTGTATTTGCGATTGGTGCCATACCTAAGCTACCATTCCTTAAAAAACTTTTAAGATCAAACATACCACCATCTAAAAAATCATCTAAAATATCAAAAGAAGAGTTTGTTTGAGCCCCAAATGTAATGGTACAAAACCCTTTAGGGGTAAATTCTGTTATGTATCTTTTATCTATTTTTTGATAGATTCCTTTGGCAATACCACTAACTCTTGGTGAATTTGTATCTTCAACAAAAACACTATCTTCAGCTAAAGATGGTACTTCGTACCATTTATTAGGGTTATTAATAAATTCACTATCAGTTGGTGTTGCTGTAAATGTGGTACCCGCTTTGTGTATAATAGATTCAACAGATAATACATTATTTTCTGGTAATGTAATTTTAACAAAAGGTGTTGAGTTTACAAACGTTTGACTATAAACTTTTGTTGTACCAGCTATAACAATACCAGTTTTTGTTATTGAATAGGCGGTTATTTTGTTATTAATAAAAATCGGTATTTTTGTTCTATCAACATTGCCAGAACTATTTGTTGCCAAATTAAAATCAACATCATATAACAGCTCATAGTTATTTTCACCATTTGATATTTGTGTACCAGCTTTTATGACTGGTAAATACCTAGTATCTTCCTGATCCCCATAAACTGGTACTTGAGCTGTAAATTCAACAACAGCAATAGCGGATGATTTGGTCGGTAATTTAAGACCATAAGTTTTTGCAATATTATATAAAGATTGTCTTTCTTGTGCATAATCTAGCACAGTTTCCTGTAAAGCACGGTCTATTTGATAGTTTAAGTTATCCGCAATAGCCGCATTCAAATCAAGGAATACGGACAAAATAGATGCGTCATTAAAGTTTTGTACTACTTCTGGGTAATATTGTTTGATATAGTTGATTTGTTCCGTTTTTAAGGAAGCAAAATCTCTTTTACTATAATTTATTTGTCTATTCGCCATTTTATACTGTTATTGATAATTTATCGCTCACTGAGAACGTTTTAGAGCTTATTGTATAATCTAAATTTATTCTAATTTGGTGTTCTTTTTCAGTGTTATTTAAAAACTCTGGCTCATCACCAACTTTTGTTATGTTAATGGCATTTAACTTAAGGTTTGGTATATACTTTTCAATAGCATCCTGAATTTCGTTTTCAATTTTACCTAAAGTAATATCGTCAAGTGGTTCAAATATATATTGGTATAAATTTGTCCCAAAATCTGGTAAATAATACCTAGATCCCCTTCTAGTTAAAAGAAGGTGGATTAACATGGATTTTACCTCAGATTCTGGTGTTGACGTTAAACCAACATAATCATTACTACGAGACGCTGTAAAAGGGAAATCCAAACCAAATGTTTGTTTCTTTATTGCCATATTCTTTTATAAATAAATATCGTAATAATTTATTTTTTGTAAATAAAAAAAATCCCACCGATTTGATGGGATTTATCTTTAATACCGTTAAAAATTTAATTCATTTAAGCACTACAACCAAAACAATCGAATTGGCTGTTTTCTGGTTTAGTTACTTCTTGAACTTGTACTGGTTCTGGTTTTGGCACCTGAGGTGCTTCTGTAGCTGCAACATTAATAGCTAAGTGTTTAGCACCTGTTGAAATTGCCTTTGTTCTAACATAGTAACAAAGTGATTTAAGACCACGTTTCCATGCCCAGAAGTGACTAGATGATAGTTTTTGAACAGTTGGAGCCTGGAAATATACGTTCATAGATTGTGATTGGTCAATGAAAGGCGCTCTATCAGCGGCCATATCGATCAATTCTTTCTGTGAAACTTCCCAAATCGTTCTATATTTTTGAATCAAATGTTCAATTCGTCTAATTTTCTTCTCATAATGTTTGTCAGCTGGATCCAAAAACTTGTTGAAATTAATGTTTTGGATTGAACCTTCATTCATAATGATCTCATTTTTAAACGCTTCTGACCAAATACCTAAATCTTCAAAATCCTCAATCAAGTATTTATTTGCAATTAAAAACTCACCACCAACAACTCTTCTATTAAATAAGTTTGATGGGATAACCTCTGTCATCTCGTATGAACCTGTAATTTTAGCTGAAGACGCTACTGGCATTTGTGCTGTGAACAAACTATTACAAACACCATATTCTTTAACACTAGCCTTTAATGAATCCCAATCCCACATTAATTCACTTTGGTCAACACCCCACATATCAAATTGGAATATTCCTTTTGACATAGGTGAACCTTTAAAGTGTTTGTATGGTTTGTATTCGCCAGTACGGCATAATTCATTACTTTCTGTGATAGCAGCAAAATAAATTGTTTCAAATATTCTTTTATTTAATGTTTTAGCTTCTTCAGAAGTGAAGATATAATCCATTAAGAAGAATACATCAGCAAGTCCCTGAACACCGATTGCGATCGCTCTTTGTTCCAAACCACCTTTTTTACCCTTTTCTGTTGAATATGAGTTGATGTCAACAACTTTGTTAAGCGCTTTAACAACCTTTCTAACTTCAAAGAATAATTGATCAAAATCAAATGTTTTGTTTTTAACGTAGTTTTTAACAACAATAGATGATAAAGTACAGATTGCTGTTGTCTTTTCATCTGTGTATTGATAAATTTCGTTACAAAGATTTGATTGTTTAATTACACCAATATTTTGATGGTTTGTTTTTTTATTGGCGTTATCTTTTGAGCAAAGATAAGGTACACCTGTTTCAACTTGTGATTCAATAACTTTAATCCAGATTTCCTGCGCTTTAACTTTCTTACCTAAGCCCATTTTAACCGCCTTATTATAGTTATCCTCATACTCATCACCAAAACACTCTTGAAGTGGCTTTAAACCGTTCTTAACAATGTCATTTGGGCAGAATAAATACCAATCACCATCTTCTTCAACCGCTCTCATGAAATTATCTGGAATCCATAAAGCTGTGAATAGATCTCTCGCTCTAAGTTCTTCAGCCCCAGTATTCTTTTTAATATCAAGAAGGTCAAAAATGTCTTTGTGCCATGGTTCAATGTAAATTGCTGCACTACCAGGTCTTCTACCTTGTTGATTAAAAAATCTGAGTGATTCGTTTACAATCTTAAGATATTTCAATAAACCACCAGCAAATCCACCAGATGTTTTAATTCTACTTTCTTTACTACGGATATTTGACATACACAATCCAATACCAGCGGCATCGGCTGAATAAACTGAAATATCTCTCAATGAATCCAAAAGACCATTTCTAGAATCATCGTTATTGTAATGTAAAACACATGACGCTAATTGTGGTATTTTAGTACCAGAATTAATCATGATAGGGGTTGCAGGTGAAATAACCTGGTTAGAAAGAGCCTCGTAATATTCAACAGCTTCTTCAAACGATTTAGTTACCCATAAAGCAACACGCATATACATGTGCTGTGGTCTTTCAATCTGTTTACCTTGAGATGTTTTTGTTAAATACATCTCGTGTAATGATCTCCATGCAAAATAATCAAATTGGAAATCTCTTTCGTGGTTAATAATTGCATCGATATTCTCCGCACCATAGTTATCAATAATATTAATCAATTCCTCATTAATAATACTATCTTGTGCCAACAATCTCATTGTTTCACTGAAACTTGGGTTTGTTTCTTTATGATAAGATGAGATTGAAATATTTGCAGCTAATTTACTGTAATCATAATGACTACCAGTATATGAAGCCGCTATTTCAGCTAACAACTTATCAATTTCTTTTGTTGTAACAACACCTTCATTTGGTAATGAAGTGATGCCTTTTATAAAAATTTCATCAGAACTAACTTTTAGTCCTTTAGCCGCTCTCTTAATCCTTGTTAAAATTTTTGATGGATTAAAAGACGTCTGCTCATCATTACGTTTTTGTATGATCATTTTATTTTTTATTAAATTTATTTGTTTAGTTTAAAAATCATCAGTAAAGCTAATTTTCTCGTTTAATTTAGCTTTCTGATATTCGACAGTTCTTGATTCAAAAAAGTTACCCTTCGTTTCAACGGCAATTTGTTCCATGAATTTAAAAGGTTGTTCAACATTGAACTCTTTTTTGCAACCAAATTTCACTAATAATCCATCTGTAACAAACTCTAAATATTGTTTCATTAAGTTTGCGTTCATACCAATAAGAGATACTGGTAATGACTCTGTGATAAATTCTTTTTCAATCTCCAAAGCAGATAATAAAATCTCTTTGATTCGAGCTTCTGATGGTTTGTTTTCAACGTGATTGTTGATCAAATGGATAGCGAAATCACAATGTAGGTTTTCATCCTTGAAAATTAACGTATTCGCATTACATAAACCCTGCATTAAACCTCTTGATTTTAACCAAAAAATTGAGCAGAATGATCCTGAAAAGAAGATACCTTCAACAGCAGCAAATGCGACAAGTCTTTCTTGGAAAGAAGCGTTTTGAATCCAATTCAAAGCCCAAGTTGCTTTTTTCTGTACAGCGGGTAAATGTTCCAACGCTCTAAAACTTTCCATCTTTTCCTGTGCGTTTGATATGTAAGTATCAATCAGTAAGGAATACATAAGGCTGTGGATATTTTCCATTGCAATCTGCATGCCGTAGAAAAATTTAGCTTCTGGGTATTGAACTTCTTTCAAAAAATTCTCAGCTAGATTCTCATTAACAATACCATCCGATGAAGCAAAGAATGATAAAATGTTTTTAATGAAGTATCTTTCGTTATCCGTAAGATTTTGCCAGTCCCTGATATCGTTAGTTAAATCGACTTCTTCGGCCGTCCAAAACGCGGCCTGGTGTTGTTTGTAAAACTCCCAAATGTCGTTGTGTTCAATAGGGAAAATAACAAATCTATTCGGATTTTCCTGTAAAATTTTTTCTTGCATAATTTTTATTAATCTTAATTTTCTTGTTTAAATAAATATTCACGAATATACAATTATTACCCTAAATCATCACTAATTTCTGTAACATTTTGTTTTTCTTTTTGGACATTCTCTAAATACTTACGTCTAGCCTCAATACTTTGTTGTTGTCTTTGTGATTCAAAACCTTTTTCAGTTAAAACATCATCAGTATCAATATGTATTTTTGAATTATCAAATACACAATCTTTGAAAATCATACCATCATCACCCATACGATTTTTAAGGATTGATATTGTCGCAATTTTTTGATCTTTTTGCTCCAATGTTTTACCGATACTCATAATAAAGTGTGCGATTTGGGCTTTCTTAAGGTTACCACCCATATTTTCAGTCTTAACAACTTCAACACTTGTTGAACTTCTGTTACCTTGTGTGGCGGTCCAACCAACAACATTCATTTCATCAATTAAAGCTTCAAACGCTCTCATGATTTTACCCTCATTTGACCATTCTTCTGAATGTGCATTTTCTTTTTCCATTGATATGCAATCAATATAGTCTAAAACTAATACATCGACTTTGGTACCACCTTTTGAATTAATCTTTTTGATGATATTTTTTATCTTTTGGATTGTCACACCATCCGCTGGTAATTTTTGTAAAAACAAATGGTTATTGTGTTTATCTTTAACACTTTTTACTTTTTGTAAAACCATGTTTTTGTTTTCAGCTAACTCGCTTAACGGTATTTGTGTTAAAGATGAAAAGTGTTTTCTTTGTATTGCCTCTTCTTTATCCTCAAAAAAGATTTGTAATACATTTTTACCACTTAAAAACGCTGAACTAGCCACTTTAGTTAGGAATGTTGTTTTACCAACACCAAGTGGTGCGATTACCAACCCAACTTCACCTTTAGCTAAACCGCCTTTGGTTACTTTATCAATACCAGTTATACCTGTTGGTATTGGGTCTCTGTAATCCTCAGATAACACGTTGTCCATGTTATCAAATAGTGTAATCGGATCTTGTTCTTCCTTAAATGTGATAGCATCCTTAATCTTTTTTTCTATCTCATCGTAATCAGAAATAACACCTCGGTCTAATTTTGTTTTAATTTCATTTACAGCACTACGTACTGATTGTAATTTACAAAATTTTTGCGCATTGCTTTGTACATTTAAATTACCAAGTTTACAATCCTCGATTAATTTTACCGTATCTATTAGTTGAGCCCTTAAAGCCTCATGTTCCACACCGACCTCAGATTTAATTTCCGTTACAAGATCCTGGAAATTATTTAATACAACTTCGTGTTCTTTGTAATAATGCTTGATAACATGCATTATCCTACCAAAACCTTCGGATGGGAAAAATTTTGGGTCAATTATGTCGATAATTGATTGGGCAAATTTATTGTCCGTAATTATCTCATTTAATAATTGTAATTGGAATTCTCTACCTAAGTCTTCAAAACTATTTATATTACCCATTTATTATTAAATTTATACTTGTAAACTATATCCAAGGTATTCTGTTTCTAACTCTTTTGTTGGAGTACATAAACATTTTTGGATTCTTGTAATTAATTCATAGATGTGTTGGCGAATATCCACAGTGTATCTAACTTTAACTGGGTAAATGGTCGCATCCCATTCTCTGTAGGCGATTACATTACCATCGTGTTTAACAACAATTCGCATCATGTCTTTAGATCCGTTTTGTTCGTAATCTGGCGTTTCAAGGAATTGTCTTTGGTGCTCAGTGATGAAATCTAATGCCCTATCCTTTAAAACACTCTGAATTAATTCAACATTCTCATCGATTGCGTATTTAAAGTTCATTGAATTAATCGCTTTGTTATTAAAGCCAATAATGTTAAAGAATCTTTGTACGATAATGTTGTCGTTTAAATAAAGTGTAAATTCAAATTTACGTTGTTCTTTTTTTTCTTCCATATTATTTGTGTTTTGTTTTGTATGCATTTTCTTCCTTTTTTATAATAGTAATAAAACTTGACCAGAAAACAAAAAAATTGTCATCATTTTTTGGTAAAAAATTTAATAATTCGTCTTCTTTCATCATTTCCATGATTTTTTTAATACCACCACGGCCCTCAGGTGATAAAGTTTCATTAACCATTTCATTAATAGCTTCTTTCAATTCATCAGTTACGTGTGGTTCTTTTAGGTTGATTATCTTATTCATAACGGAAAAATAATCCGTACCGTATGTTCCCCACTTTGTTTCACCGTTGATGATTGTGTTTAAAGTTTTGTCGTTAGGTTTTTCCACCAATAGCTCCTTAGTTCTATTAATAACCCAATCTTGGTCAACCGTTTGTTTTTTTATTTCTGGGAAATATTTTAGAACAGTTTGCTCACCAATTTTTTGTAAACCAGATATGTTATCACTTGTATCACCAGCAATCATTTTTATGATACCAACATTTGAATAATGGTAATCGAAATAACTGTCAAAGTTATCCATGTTAATCATAACCTTAGCACCTTTTATTGTCAAACACACTTTTGTATTCTCATCCAATAATTGTAATAAGTCACGATCGTTTGTATAAACAATTTTGTTTTCGTTTGGTGAGTTCATTGAATAGTATGCAATGCCATCATCAGCTTCGCAACCATCAATCTCAACTTGTCTGATAGACAATTCTTCTAGGTATTGTTTGATTCGGATTCTTTGTCGATCCAAATCGTGTTTCTCATCAATACTAACCTTATCATCACGATTTTTTTTGTAGTATGGGTAATAAGCCTGTCTGTAATCTTTAGACCCTTTACCTTCCCAAAATACAACAACCTTTGTGACTGCGTAATCTTGATAGAATCTTTTGATGGTGTTAATGAAGTGGAATATGGTACCAACGCTACCTTCTTTTCCTTGAAGTTGCTTGGTACCATGAAATCCTTGTTTTAGAAGATATTCACCATCGATAAGTAATGAGTTGATACTTGTATCAACCTTATGTCGTATCGGTTTATTAATCTTCATCAGAATAAGAGATTTTTTGGTTAACCTCATATTCCTCTAGCTCAAAGTTAGCATCATCTAATTTAGACGCCCAGTATTCGAAAGTTTCTTTCTTGTACAAATCTAATGCTGTCTTATCACGTTTATCATCAGTGATGAACCCATGTGGTGTGACAATAAGTTTAGAATCCGCATAACCAAGACCATTAATGTGGTTTTTATCCACAGTAACTTTAGTTCTTGTTGCAAAGTTGATTTTTCTACCTTTACTTGTAGCATCAATTTTATTGATACCACCATCAGCTTCATTACCAAAACGGAATACTAATGTAGCCGCTTGATAAATGGCTTCACCACCTTTTGGTTTCATCTTTGGTTGACCCATTGGTGAATCTGGTAATCTTACCCATGGTAAGTTACATACAACCAAACCATTCAAGTAAGGTGATGTCTCTTTACGGCTATTGTTGATTCTTTGGTTAATACCCATGTTAATCTTCTCAGCCAATACACCAGCGGTATGTTGTTTACCACCTTTACCTTCCCATGTCATTTTACATGGAACTGAACCAACTGAATCCCAGAAGAAACAAACATCATAAGGTAAATCACCTTTAGCTTGCATATCCAAAACTTCATTGATGTAATCAGTAACTTGTTCAATATAATTGAAATCGTCACGGTAAAGGAAGAAACCATCCCATTCACCAGTTTCTTCATTTCTTGAACAATCTAAACCCATTAATTGGCAGTGTTCAAAACTCCATTTCTTTTCTGTTACCAGATAAACAGGTAGGATACCCTTCTTTTGCGCATCAACAGATGCTGCGATTAATGCACTTGTTTTACCTGTATTGGTGTGACCAAGTAACATATTAATGTGACCCATGCACGGACCTGGAACACCAGATGCCTCTAAAAAGGCTTCACCACAATTTAGGAATAAATCCGCTTTGTATTTTGTTGTCGTACTCATTTTCTTTTTGAGGTCATCAAAAGAAAATTCTTTTTTCTTAACAGCCATATATTTGTATATTTTTTTTTGTAAAAAAAAGCATGGACACTTGCAAAGACATTATGTCCATGCGTATATCCATGCTTTAAGATTATTTTTTAGAACGGTAAATCGTCAATTTTTAATTGGGCTGTAGGTTTTTCCTCATCCTCAGCATCATTACCCATATCAACATCTTCTTCTGACATAGCAACTGGTGCTGGTGTCTCGTAATTAGATTTAGGTGCTGGTGTGCCTGTGTATGTGCTAACCCCATCTTCAACCTTAGCAATAAAACATTTTTGCTCAGCATCCCAAATTGGTTCGCTACCTTCAGCAACAATATTTAAATACTCAAGAGGTTTTTTCTTAAACACATCTGTCCAAGCAATTGGGTCACCTAACCATTGAATAGCTTGGTCTTCTTCGGTTGACAATTTTGATTCTCTATCAGGAATAATAGATGATACCTTTGTATAACCCACTTTTGAATCCTTTGATTTATCTCTAATCATAGAGATTGTAAGATCAAAACCTTCAAATGGATTCCAGAAAGCACCATATTTTTTAACAAGTGGTGCAATTTTATCCATGATTCCAGAACCATCTTGTACGGCAGGGAATCTCCAGAATTTAACACCTTCGTGTTCTTTACCACGCTCAATAACACGGACAATAAAGAATTGTCTGGATTTGTAGTTGATAGCTAATTTTCTATCTTCTTTGTTTTCGCTCTTCATTAAGAACTTGTACATGTCATTCAATGGTGAATCTTCACCATCTTGTGATGGATCGTAAAGTTTTGTCCATCTTTTTCCAATTTTTAAATTGTGGAAGTAACCAACTTTGTACCATTTAGTTGGGTCATCCTGGTTTGGTAAAATCCTAACGGATTTCTCACCACTTTGCGCACCTTCATCAAGCGCAATTGTGAAATACTTTGTTAAGTCGACAGAACTAGATTGGGTAGTCTGTGTTGTTTTCGACTTTGCTTTTTCGTAGTCGGCCAGTGTGTCTGTTGCGGCCTTGGACCAATCGATTTTCTTGTAGTCAATCATAATTATATAAATTTTATGCTACAAAAGTAAGAACAAAAACCACAAAAAACAAGTTTCTGGGTAAATATTTTTAAAATATTAGAAAATCGACTTGAATTTTTTAATACCAAACACTAATAAACCTCTGTAAACAATTGTTGTTTCGTTTTGGCTGGGGTTAACAGCTGTAACTTCTATAGATTGTAGAGGTATTTCTAACATACCCATCATTGAGAATGTTATATCGCTAACGCCATTAATAGTAGTGACAATAGTATCGTTAGTATTACCTAAAGTTATAAAACCATAATATTCTATTGTGTAATCTGCTGTATTTACAAAACCAATCGCTGGATCACCAACGGTTAATTTTTGCATCACTAATTGCTGTTGCATTTGTGGATTTATCATATTAATAATTGCTTACAGGTTTTTCGTTATTATTTGAGTTATAAAAACTATTTTTAATGTCAGTTTCGTTATAATTGTTCATTAGACTGTCCATCATAGATAGTTTATCTGGTCTATTTTCAAGATCAGTTTGTGTTTTTGGTGCGTTTCCACCCATATATTCATCTTGAGTAACACTAAAAGGGTAAGAATCTTTAGCCAAAGCTTTTCTTCTTTCCTCTTCAGTCGGTGGTCTCATCAATTCAACTTGTTTTGTTAAAGCATTCATTTGTTGAATAACAGAGTCCATTTTTTGTAACCCTTGTTCAACACCGTTAACTTTAGCAATGATAGACTCAATTTTGTTACTAGAATCACTGATTTTTTGTATGATACTATCTGTTTTACCTGCTAATTCTTTGCTTGTATTAACTAAATCGGTAACATCAACCTCAGTATCACCTTCTGCGGCTGGAGCTTCTGGAGCAACAGCAGTGTTAGGGTCTTCAACTGGGGCTTCGGTGCCCATTTCAGCGTCTGGAATAGCAGTATCTACACCAGCATCAACAGCATTAGGATCCGCAGCTGGTGCTTCGGTACCCATTTCAGCGTCTGGAATAGCAGTATCTACACCAGCATCTGGGGCTGGTTCTTCAATTGGAGCTTCTTCTTCAGCTTCATAAAATTTATAATGATGACCTTCGGATAATTTATCCTGATAAGCCATAATACTATTAAATCTTTTTACCTCTTCCGATAAAATGTTGTCTAATTTTTTACTCATCTTAAATATGTTTTACGACTGTGACTTATTGGTGATTCTTCTCTTAGTAATTCTCTACCATCTTCCATCATTAACTTTTTCTCAATCAATGTTCTTTCAATCAAACCATCTTTTGTTTTTATATAACAAACGCCAGTTTTGATATCACAAACTTCTTCACCGATTTGCGCTTCTTCAATTTTTTTACCCAAAAATTGGTCTAATTTAATATTAAAATTGCTCATATGCTTTTATTTACTATAAATATCTGGTATTTCAATAAAAGTTGTTATATTAACAAACTTATTAAAATTACTTTATTTTACCATTTTAATGAATCATTTGGATCATTTAATCTTTTATAGAATGAAACCGCATTCTCACTTCTTTCGTAAGTTCTTATTGGGGTACCATTTGATGTTACTGAATCTTTATTATAACTACCCCAGTTTTGACAATTAAAGCCACCTTCTACGTCTCTAGCAAAAATAAATGCAGCTATATACGCTTGTAATTCATCAGTTGATAAATTAGTAACTGATGTGTTAATAAGTGATGTATCTAATTTTATGGTAGGTATGTTTTGTTTTAAATTATTTCGGAATTTATCCGTACTATTTTTCCAACCACCTTCAACCATGTAATTCATTTGAGAAGCCACTGTTGTACCAACTGCACTAGGGTTTGTATAAGCACTATTCCATTGTATCAAACCGTAGTTTGACGTGGTTGTTACGTTCGCATCCTGTCCACCAGCATTTGGGTTAAATCGGCTTTCTGTTTGCATGTTACCCATAGCAGCTGCAACCTCATATTTACTCCAACCCTTATCTTTAAGATAATTTTTAACTTCAACTTGGTTAGCGGCTAATTCAGCGTTTGTAAGTATTGTATTGTCTTGAGCCACAGCTGAATTATTTAAATACGGTTTTGGATCAATCGGATTTAATTTAAGGTAACTTTGGTAATCGGTTGCAAGACCTTCACGAATCTCAAAGTGTAAATGTGGTTTAGTATCAGCTGAACCAGCCTCGCCAGTTAAAGCAACAAGATCCCCCGCTTTAACTTTAGTACCGCTACTAACCTTGGTTGCTGAAATGTGGCCATATAATGTTGTTATATTTTTTGTTGAATTTGGGTGTGCGATTATCACCGCTCTTCCCCAACCACTTGGGTCACATTCACCAGCAAATACAACATCACCATCCAAAACTGAAAAACAATTTATTGGCGTTTTAGCCCTTAAATCAACCCCCTTGTGCATGCTTGTTTCACCATCAAGGGTTCTCATACCAAAAGGTGAGGTTATAAGAACGGTTTTTAGCGGATCAATCCAACCTGGTATTAATTTTTTAATACCATTTGTTATTGTTATTGGTTCTGGTTTGTATATATTCTCTTGTTTAATATCCACATTAGTGATGATAGTCCATTCCTTTGGGGTGGTATCATTACCTAAAATTGCTGTGTCTATATAACTTTTAGTTCCTCTGTCTTTCCAAGCACTTTTATAATCACCTTCTGTTGTAAACGAAAGAAAACTAATATATGATTTACCGTTATTAATGGCACCTAAAACATCAGATACATACTTAGTACCACCAATATCAATAGGGTCACTAAATGAAGCAGCATACTTAAGTGTTGAATTAACCTGTTGTGCTTTTGTTGTACCAGTTGTTGTACCAAAACCTAACACGGTGGTGGTTTCAGTTGCATACACTAACATGCTTGAATCTGTACCTGGATTATTACCCACATAAACTTTTTGACCCGTAGCTGGGTTATTAAGGGTTTGCACATTAAAGGATATTTGACCATCCCATTTACCAGTTGTCTTATTCCTATATTTAACAACGGCAAAATAAGTTCCATTAAGACCAGGAGTTATTACTTTTGGATCAAACTCAACGCCAACAACATTTCCAGATTTTAATTGGCTATCCACATAAGAATTTGCTGTGGCAGCATCTTTAATATTTTTATAAAAAAGATTCCATGTAGCTATTTTTTTGTATTCAGCAAACGCTGGCCAAACATTTGGTTTTGGGTATCCATCACCAGTCGCAAAAGGGGTGTATATTTCTAACCAAGCATCATCTGATAAATTATAAAGCGAACCACTTACTTGTATATTTGTTGGTAATGGTACAAGCGGGTTATAATTCATAACAGTATAAACCTCATTAATACTACCCGTTGAGGATGGGTTCGCTGCATTTGTACTTTTTGTTTCAAAGATATTATTTGTTAAATCATATATACTAAAACCTTGTAAACCCTTAACATTACTCTCTAATTTTGCATAATATTTTTCATCTGATATCCAATAGGCTGATCCAACAAAATCATCTCTATTATCTATATCATTTGCACTAGGTATTGATATATCATTAGGAAAAGTTACTTTAGCTTTGGATGCATCGTTAGTAACAACCTTACCATTAGGATCTGTTATTAATGTTGTTTTAACCCTACCATTGATTGATTTATCATCAGATAAAAATGTAGTTAATTCCTCAATTGGTGTATCCTTAAATTTTAATAATATTTCTTCATACTTAGTTGCGCTTGTTGGGTTATCTTTTATGAAACTTGATAACGATAAATCGGTTTTACCTAATTTATTATACATATCATAAGCAATAACGTCAGGGAAATATTTAATAACTTCACTTGGTTCAATTGAATTGCATATTGTTGATGCGTTATTATACAAATATGATATTAACGCTTTGATTAATAATGTGTTGTTCTGATCACCATTTGTCATGTATCTAAGATAAGATGCTGTTATCCACAAACCACTATAATTGGCGTATTTACCACCTGATGTTTGTTGTGAAAAAAGAGCAAATCCTTGGTCTGACCCGCTAGTCGCATTGACTCTATTTTGAAAAGCATATATTTTTCCGCTAGTACTAGTTTGCACCCTATTAGCTGGATCTATATAACCAGACTCTGCCGCGTTTTGTTGTGCCCTAACAAGTAATTGTTTCAATATAGCGGTATTTGGTGTTGGTTTTTTAGCAATTGGTTGTCTAACGCCTTTAAACGTTGTTGTCATGGTGTTTGGTGATATCTTATGGCTAACATTTGTAATCCAGTATGTTCCATAAAATAATGGAACGTTTTTAACATAAAAATATGTCAATGGTTGTATACCCACATTACCTAAACTTGTTACCGTACAAGAATAGGATCTATTTTCCATTGCTGTAAATAATTTACCCGTTGATAATTGCGCCACATTTGCACTATTAGACGTTAAATTAACTTGAGTAAATATACTCTCCTCTGTGTTAGCAAATTCATCAGTGGACAATTCGATATTTTTAAACATATTTTGGTTTTTATTACCAAAATCTACAATAAATGAAGATACATTTGAATTTAATATATCATTAGGTATACCCTCATTTAAAATTTTACCGTGACCGTTTGAGTCCAACTGGTTAGATTCAATATCTAAACAAAACGTATTGCTTAAATCAAATTCTGATAAATCATTTTGTTTAGATTTATTACCAGCAGAAACATTTGATGTTAAAGAACCCAATTGAAATATAAACGATGGGTTTGAATTAAACATCTCAAGATTATTAAATACGCCAAACATATCATGCGCAACATCAAAAGGATCTTGTGATTCAGCAACAACACCATTTAAATTAACATATGATGTTAACGGTAATAATAAAAATTCGTGATCACTTGCTAATGTTGATAATATGGTCCACATTGATTTAGATCTTAATGTGTTATCAACCTTTTCAACATTTTGTAAATCATCGGCAATTACCTTTTTAAGCCCATCAATATTAGCTAGTACTTTTGTACCATAAGGGTTATTACCTCTATCAATAACCATAGCGTAATCATAAAGATCTTTTAAATTTTTATCAGCCACTACTGGTTTATCGTAACAGTTTTCATAATCAGTGTCATCTGTTTCGACATTAAAATTAAAAAATAGCGGGTGGTTTAAAATATCATTTGGGTTAATATTGGCTAACTCTTTACTTGTTTTTTTAATTAAAGTTGTATCATTTAAATCAATTTTATTAAATGATATACTCCTATCATATAAACTTTTAATTCTGTAATAAGTACCAGTTCTTAATTCAATATCACTTTTTGTGAACTCACCCAGTTCATCAACTGTGTTTGTTTTACTTAAACTAAGTAAACCAGAAATTTTTGATTTTGATAACTCAGAGAATTTTTTTAATCCAGTGTTAAAAGCTTCTATTTGTTTTGTAAGTGTTATTTTATTGTAATAATCAATATACTCTTTAAGTTTTTCGGTTGCTTTTAAATCACTAAAGGTGTTATAAATGTATTTTACATCATTAACTTTTGTGAAGACACCATTAATAATTTTATTTGTTATAATATAATCACCAACGGTTGCATCATATTCTTTATCAGTGGCACCATCAGCTGATGGAAACGCTGTTGCGTTATAAAAAATATTTGTGGTATAATAATCATTAACTAATTTATATTCAATTTTACTAAATATAGTACTTATAAAAGCTTTTATATGTGGTAGTAATAATTTTAAATTACCTTCCGTTATTTCAATATTTAATGTATTAAAAAATGTTCTGGTTAATTCTGGTAATAATGTTTTTTTCAAATTTGGTTCAACACCCATTATTTCATAATTACCTAAATATTTCTCAACCAAAAGATTATAATTATCTGGTATTGTTTTTACATCATAGGGATTGATTAATTGATCCCCAAATAATAATGTTCTAAATAATAACCTATAATCTAGTTTACTGATAATACTATCAGGTGTTCTTGTATCAGTTGAATACATTATAATTGGATTGAATAGGTTAGAATTTAACCTTAACCCCTCTGGATTATTTATGGTATTATCAACGTATAGAGAACCGCCAGTTGAATAATTGTTGATTGTTATCTTGGCGTTCATAAATTCATCAATAACAATCCTAGCTTTATTTTCTTGGCCAATTGTTAACGCATAATTTATAATTTTTGATATATCGTTTTTAGATGCAAATTCAATAAAATAGCCAGAATAACCGCATAAAATCGCTGATATTTCTTGTTTTGTATAGTTTCTACCATCTAATGTTAATGTATCTGGTAAATGTGTATACCCAAATATA